ATTCCGATACAACCTTCATAGTTATATTCTCATTTTCATAATCAAGTTCACAAACAAAATTATATTGTGGATTCAATAAACTTGTTTGAACATTGTCTCTTTGAGACAATATCAACTTCACTGGTCTCCGTTCAGATTGTTGGGCAGTACTGCCCAATATACCACCAGCATATTCCATCCATACTCCAAGCAAAGCCGCAAAATTACCAGAAGTATTAGTGCTTGGATCACCAGTTATGGAATAAATCGTTTCATTAACATCCGTTTCATATTTAAAACTCTCAAATACTCCAGTTCCAATATTTTTAACTACCAACATAATTTGCCAACCATCAGAGTTTTGTCCAGCAGCAACAGTGGACAAATACGGTCCTCTAATTTTCTCATGAATACTAATCAAATTCTGACCACCAAGCTTAAACAATTTTCGCAAACTGACTTGCAAAAATGTAGCAATAATTCTCAAACCACAAGTGGTTGAATGACCAACGTAAACACAATCAGCATCTGATACAGTTCCTGTAATCTCAGTAGTGTGTTCAAACCCAGAATTCAAAAATCTAGCTTTCTTAGATTTTCCAGTTTTCTTCTTCTTCAACATGCCAACGTACCGCCCTGGCGGGCTGTACTTCTTTGGCTTCTTCTTCTTCTTCTTAGTTTGAGTCATGGTCGGCGTAAACCCACCTGGTGGTTTAAATTTAACGGGTATCCCAATAGGTTGAGTTACGTTACGTCCTCCACCTGGTCGGGCTCCACCATTGGGTTTCAGCATCTTAGCTGGATTAGCCTGACCATATCGTTGGTAATAATTCACAAAGTGTTGAAACTTGCCAACCATAACAATAAACACAACAAACCTTTTTATTTTTTTACTGGGAGGGGAGGATCGCCTGTAATATTATACTTGGCGATCCTTGTCCTCCCATTTGGTGTTTATTGATATCTCCCAACTAAAAAAAAACTAAAACCCTAAAGCCACTGACGTGGCGTCTCCTAACTTAATTTTTCTTAATTTCACCAAAAGTGACGACAAAGTATTCTCTGTAATGTTCTTCGTCATTTGGTACATCTATAATTTCTGTTCTATGCCATTTCAACTCAACTCTAAAAACATATTTCTAACTTATGCACAGTGTAATGTCCCCATCAACGACCTGCTATCTTGGTCTAGATCCTTCAATAACCTTGAGTACGTCTGTGTCTCCTCTGAGGTTCATGCAGATGGAAGCCCTCACAGGCATGCCTTGTTGTGTTTCTCGAAGCCCTTCAGAACGCGTTCTGATAAGGCGTTCGATTACCAAGGTCACCATCCGAACGTTCAGAGTGCCAAATCCAAAGTGGCGACACGTAAGTACGTCCAAAAAGACGGTGATTTTGTTGAGTGGGGAGAATGGGTGGAGAAGACTTCGTCGGAATCTGTTTCCGACGATAATGTGAGAGATAAGCTTCAACTTCCTCTCCTTGATTTTCTTATATGGGCCGGGACTAATCGGGTGCAATATGCCAAGGAGATTTGGCATCTTGCTAACAAGCCCGATATTAACACTCTATACGATACTCCGGTTGTTGATGACAAGTATATTGCTGACGAACTCTGGGCCGTCTTAAAACCGTATCAACATGACATCGAATTGAACAAGTCAATCGTCCTCGTGGGGTGGAGTGGGGTGGGTAAAACAACCTGGGCAAAGTGGTTTTGCCAGCAGAATTCCGTTACGCCGACGCTGTTCTGTTCCCATATCGACACTCTAAAGCAATTTGATGGCTCAAAGCATAAATCCATCATATTCGATGATGTCTCCTTCAAGCACTATCCAGTCCAGACACAAATCCACCTCGTTGACCAGGAAAATCCTCGCCAAATCCACTGCAGGCATACAACAGCCACCATTCCTCCTGGCATCACTAAAATCTTCACCTGTAACGAGGATCCTCTGGACTTGGAACATCCAGCTGTTGCCCGGCGAACGACGGTTATACGATGCGGGCCACATGAGCTAGCTAAAGTCAGCAATATACACTCTAAAACAATTCAAGCAAAAGAAAATCAATAAATTTATTACTTCAAGCAGGATTACTGCTCTGACCTAGCGCGGTGAAATTTCCTTGACTAGGTGAATCTTTTTTTGTACTCATGTACATCGCTTCAGTTCGATTAATTTCATAAGCTATCTTAATTAACTGAAGAGAATTCACGTTTATCACATCTTCAAGCGCTATCAAAGAGCATTTCCCTCTAGATCTAGAGGTCTGCGTATTCGCATTATTGTTAAAACTAGCCTGCGTCGGTTTCCAATTCAAATCTTCAAAAAATACATGACATTGTCTAGTCATGGTAAAAACTAATACATCCTTTTTAATCTCCGCAGGCTGCAATAAAACCTTTCCATGCTTTTTCACATTTGAGAATATTTGATAATTTGGTGGTTCGTTCCAAGTAAAGTTACTACTTACTCCAGTAGGCAACTTGGTACTTTCATACAATTCTGCTGCACGAACTGTAATCGCTCCAGTGGTATCAAAATTGCGTGCCAACTGATAACCACCAATACCAACATCACTATTTCTATATCTCGGAATAGCGTGGTTAAACTGATATAATTTTCCTTGTAAAGGATTATTAGCAACATCGTCAGTAGTGGTGCCTCCCGACGCTCCCAAAGTTCTATTCTGAACTTTCAATTCCGATACAACCTTCATAGTTATATTCTCATTTTCATAATCAAGTTCACAAACAAAATTATATTGTGGATTCAATAAACTTGTTTGAACATTGTCTCTTTGAGACAATATCAACTTCAC